AGTAGCGACTAACTGGTCGCGGTCAATATCACCATGGAGGCCGTCGTCGCCGCCAACGATGCGTGGGGCATCATAGGCTGCTTCAGAAGACAGACCTTCTTCACGGCGTGAAGAGTAAGCGATGAAATCATTGAAGAGGCTGTTGAAAACTGATGTTCCAGGTTTTCCAGAGAGCTGTGTGTCAGCTGTTTCGTATTCTACGCCGAATGTCGTAAAACCCTTCAACTTCCTAAGTTTCTTCTGGATCTTGTCGATGCGTTCATGAAACTCAGTGGCATACGCGCGCTTGAGGACTTTAACCTCAAACTCCTGTGATGCACACGAGTAGTGCCCGTCCCACCTCTTTCCGTCTGTGCTAACTACGGAAGTACACTTACTGCAGATCTCACTGACGAGTCTTGCGACCTCCGCAGGAGTCTTGCCGAAAGCATACCATTCGCACCAAGTCTTAATGTGCTCAGACAGAGGCATAACAAACATGGCAGAGTCCGTCTTCAACCGACCAGAAATGGTGGTTATATTCCTCGGGTCTGTAATCTTGGCGTAGGCTTCTGCTTTCATGAATGACTTAACCTCCGACTTATGCTCATCACAAGCGGAATCATCATAGATTCTACGCTGAGTTGGACGGCAAAAAGCAGAGAGTACGTCATCCTCAGTAGCGGGCGCCAAGGATCCGGGGAAGGGAAGGAGATGTGCAACATATTCATCCATGCGCTCAAGCATCAGTGGAGTGATCTCGACTGGGAGCTGCGTCTTAAGCACCCGTCCGATGATAGATTGCTCATCATTGGAACGGGATCTGACTGGGACAAATGGAGGGAGAATGGGATTCATGAAGGCGACCATTGATGGCTTATTACCCTGAACATAATCAGAACGGGTGTGCTGAAAATGCTGAGGCTCATTAGCCGGATAAACGGTACTAGGGACAAGATTTCGAGTCCTTGCATAGAGAGTGACGGGTTCAGGTGGTTGATCCACTCCCCTCTTCCTCAATTTCCCTTCCACTGTAGGAGCAGTGATGCAGTTCTTCAGAAGGGCGGCGGAGTTCAAGATCTCGGCGTCCAGGGAGACATCCAAGACCGTGGAAACGGGCTGACCAGCAACTGAAGTAGAGACGGTCTCGCTATCAGCCTTACGGATATTCAGGCGTGAGAACTTATCGTCTCC